GGCATCTGTCTCCAAGGCCGAGCGGTTTGGGCGCGAGGGCGCACTCACCATGCGGGGCGACCCCATTGTGCAAGAGTTCGGCGCGGGGCAGGTCTTCGGTCAGGTCTTCGGATTTACCCCTGCAAGTTACACCCGCCAGTTGGAGATCAACTCCGCTGAGAAGGGCATCGACCGTGCAGCCAACGAGCAGAAGACCAAGATGCTGCGGTTGTATTACGTAGCACTACGTAGTGGGGATGCGGACGGAGCAGCCAAGGTTGCCGCCAAAATGCAAGAGTTCAACCAGAAGCATCCGACCAACGCCATAACTGGCGAGACAATCCAGCACTCACTGGCTCAACACATGAAGACGAGTCAGGAAATGGTGCATGGAGTGCTGTACTCCAAGAAGATGCGCCCCGAGATCATGCGCGAACTGGCGCGGTTCGAAGGCGAGTCCGACGAAGACGAGGACTAAAAAAGTCCCCCGGGGATTGCCCGGGGGCTATGCAACTGCATTAGGAGAGAGACCGACAGGCAACCTGATTGAAACCTGTCGGAGGGGATGCTATCACAGCAATCTCCAAAAGCGAACCCCCCACCTGCCTCCTTCGATGCGTGGGGAGAACTCAATAGACCAGCCGCGCTCATCCGTAGCCTCAATCACCTGACGAACAAGTTCTACGGTGTTTATACACGGCACAAAAAATGAGCCACCCGTAGTTATTTGATCCCAAGGCACCCGAACCCTCACCCCGTCAGGGGCGAGTTCGCCTTTCCTAAGCCTGTTTTTCCAAAAGCGCGGCGGTTGTCGCCATAGACTGTTCGGCTTCATCTGTTAAGAAACTGGAGCAATCGATAGTTAGCACATCAGCAGGGGGCAGGTTCATGTGGGTGCCACGACTCAGGCGCATCTTCTCTTTGCGCAGGCTAGTCGGCGCTGCCTTGAGCGTGTCGATGAGCCCCGCGTAGTTGATCTGCTGCTTGACGCACCACTCCTTCAGCGGCTTGGGCAGCAGGTACAACTTCTTCACGTCGTACTCATAGCGGGCCACGAAGTTCGCACGGGGCACGGCTTCCGGGTGCACCAGATGATCCAGTCCGGTGTTTTGTTTACGGGCGTCGTCGGTGCTCTTGATGCGCAGGATGTTGTTGTAGTTCTCAGCCAGATAGTCGGTGAGCAGAAAGTTCGACTCGCTTGCCATCTCCTTGGACGCAACCTTCGCTTCCTTGAGCATCTTGATTGCCCACTGGGCAATCGGTGCAATCTCCCAGTTGATCAGCCCTGCACGTTTGGCAAGCATCAGGCCCGTCATCGTGCGGGAGACTATGACAGACCAGAACCTGTTTTCTGCGGTGAGTTCGGCGGCGGCGTCGATCTTTTTCTGGTTGACGTTTGCCAACTCTTTGGCAGCGTCCAGATTGTTGAGCAGGTACTGGATGTAGACCACCCCTGCGTGACCGTAGTGCTGCTTGAGTGCGTCGCTGAACGCATCGGTTTCCTCTTTGCTTTTGAACGCGACACGGGTGACGTTGTGTTCAAGAATCCGCTGCGCCTCTGCCTCGGGCATGCGCTTATATGTACTGATGCGCTCAATCAGACTGGCGTTGCCGGTTGAGCCAAAGAGTGCCTTCCAAGGTTTGCCGCGAGTGCGCTCGACGTTGCTCTTGCCGGACATGCGGTTGCGCTGCTGCCCGTTAGGAAGTTGATACGCCCAGTCCGACAGTTCCATGGCCTTGGTGTTGGTCATCTCGTCCATGTACACGACAAGATTCTTGTAGACCTCGGCACGGTTCATGCGAGAGTTGTGCGTATCGTTTTCCTTGAGCACCAACAAATCGGGGTCGCCCCAAACTGATGCACCCGCCATCATGGATGTGGTTTTACCCAACCCTGAATGCTTGCTGTAGATGTGGAACGCCGCCGCGTTGATCGGCTGAAACTGCATCAGCGGAGAGCCAAACGTCATGCCAAACATGAATTGGTGCAGTTCCATCCCCGGGCGGTTGAAGAACTCCATCGTCTCTTTCCATCCTTCCAACGTACCCTTGGGCACGAAGTAGGGAAAGTACTGAGCGGTTGCTGCTGACGGCGAGTTGATCTCGATGCGGTCCTTGAAGACCTCCATGTTGCCCACGACAAAAGATGTGCCCTTGTCGTCAGTCCACCCGAATTGCCGCTGCGCTTCACTCGCCTCGACCTTAAATTGCAGTTCGCTTACCCATCTCATGGTGTAGTCCATCAGTTCAGTTACGTTCAATACGGTCACGCCTTGCATGGCGAGGTTCTTGCGGAAGTCATCTTTGGCCCCCACCGAGGTGAGCGGGATCGTGAACTCCCGCACGCCGTCCTTCGGCAGATGCAATCTCATGACAATCGCCTCGCCCATGTCCGGGTCCTTCAGACGGCGCACCACGTATAGATCGTTGTGATAGATCAACTTGTCTTTGGGTTCGTCGTCCTCGTCGGTGGCTTTCTTGTGCAGGAATATGCCGCCGTTCTTGCCCCGGAAATATGGGGTCGGGTACTTTGGTATTACGTACTGCATGGCGGGGGCATGCGGCACATTGACTGACTTCTGCACCACGATGTTGTCGCTCTCGTCCGCTTCCAACACCTCGCGGCCCAGTGTGATCGGCGATTTAATCTTGCCCCAGTGCATGCAGTTGGGGCACACACCGGAGCGGTACTCATCGAACTTGGCGCACAGGTACGGACCCTTGATCAGGGCGGCTTTCTTCTCGGTCTCGTCGGTCGAGTATTCGGGGTGCTTGTCGGAAATCTTGTGGATCGCCCGATCCCCGTCGATGCAGAACTTGGCAATCGACAGCCCTGCACGCCACAATGGCTCAGAAACATTTGCTTGGTTGGCAACGACCTCCTGAAGTTGTGCACAGCCTTTACCTTCGGCGGTCTTCATCAGGATCGTGCGGAAGCGGCTCGTGAAACTACCGGACAGCGCCTGCATCAGCGCGTCTTGCTCACGTGGTACGTACTTCTTAGGTGCGGCGAGGATGTTGTCTTCCTCCGCCAGTAACGTCTTGAACTCTTCAAACGGCACGGGAGTAGCCGGGGGTCCGACCAACTCCACAGGTTTCGGCGGTGCATCTTTATGGTTGTGCGTCCCGATGGGGCGCAGCACCTGTGCGGTGTTCGTAATCACGACCGGATCGAACCGCATGCTATTTGTTCTGAGCAGCCTCTTCAGGTTCTCAGCAACAGGTAACCACGTTTCACGTGGAACAGGTTCAGTCAGCGGCCAGTAGACATGAATGCCTCGCCCGCTGTTGACTAGGGTGGGTCTGGGCAACTTGAGTTGTTTACAGAACCCACGCAGTGCGGCTAATGCCTGTGTTTGATCTGCGTAATCTTTTTTCGGTCCACAGTCCAAATCAAGAAAGAACGCACGCATTTGATGGACGTTCGCGGCCTTGCGTGATCCGGCAACAGTGAACGTGCCGAGCGCAAAGTATGCGTCGTATCCATCCTCATCCAATTGCTTGGCAGCAGCAAGCAGGGTATCGATGTCGGCATAGAACTCTTGCTCCTGACTTTTGTCAGAACGTCGCGCTGCCCACACGCAATAGTGCCCCTCGTCGCCAAGTATGGTCTCCAGAAATTGTTTTGCGTCCATGACTGCCGATGGGAAGAAGGTGGGGAAAGGGGGGTAGTTATATACCCCCCGCCTGACTTGTTTAGTCGTCCCACTCGTCAACCACCGACGACAGGTCGGTTTTCTCTTCCGAGACCGTGGCAGCGGTCTTCTTGACCACCTTCTTCGGCTCTTCCACCACCTCCTCAACCTTGGCTTTCGGTGCCGGGGCGGGTGCCGGGGTCGCCTTGGGGGCTTCCAGTTTCGGCGCAGGAATCACACCGTCAACCTGAGACACGTTCAGGGTGATGGCACGGATCGTGGCTTCGTCCTTCTGCATTTCCACGGCAATCTGCAACTCGTGCTCTTCCAGTTCACGCACGGGCTTGAACACAAGTTTCGGCGTCGGGCTTGCCGTGTCAAAGCGCATCTCGGTGACGATGCTGATCGCCGGGGTGTTGTACGCCTTGAGATGGCGACCGTAGGCTTGCAGGGGCATCTTTTTGCCGTCTGCGTCGCCGAACACGGACGTTGCGGGCAGGGTGACTTGATACACCTCGCGCTTCTCCAACTCACCTTCGATCATCACAGCGATGCGCTGTTGGAAACGGCAGGCGCGAGTCTCGCCCTGACCTGATCCCTTGATATGCTGCGGGCAGTCTTTGCAGAACTGGGACTGACGCTGATCCTGCGGCACGGCAGAGTCAGGGCGCTGCGTATCCGACGACCAGCAGGTCGGCTTGGTTGCTTCGCCTTCGGTGTAGGTCCCGGCAAAGTACATGCGCGACACGGGCGCGGCGTTGATGAGCACGACGTTCAGTGCACGCTCTTCAGACACACGGACTTCCTTGCCACCAACGATCTCGCGGAACACACCGCCTTTGATGCTGATGCGACGGTTGCCGCCTGTGCCACCACCTGCGATGGTGCTTGTCAGGTTATCTTCTACTCCACCGAGGACGGCGAGGGCTTTGCTTGGCTTACCAAAAAGGGTCAATGCGGTCATGGGTCTCTCCATTAAAGGTCTTTATCGGGGTCAAAAACAAGTTCAAGTTGGGCAGGGTCGGCTACGGGTGCAGCCTCTGGTTTTGTCTGTCTGGTCAGGGCGTCTACCACCTTGGATAGTTGGAATCTGTAGGTGTTACCCAGTTTCACGTACGTATCTTTGGGGATGTGCCCTTGCCGCAGCCATGCTCTGACGGTGGAAATCGACACTGTAAAGTGCTTCGCCACGTCTTCGATTGGAACTAGCGGCTCGGGCTTGTGCTCCGGCTGCGTCATTACTTTCTCCTTACGGTGATGGTGTATTCGCTGTCCACGTTTAGCCCCGGTGGCAGCACTTCGGGGTGCTCTTCCAAGAACTGCTTCATGTTGGACTGGTGAATCCGCTCATGCAGCAACTCAGGAACCTTGTGTTCAACAATGAACTTGCGCATGGATTCCCAGTCGCTCGTCCAGTAGTTGGTCTTGACACTGCGGTAAAACAGCCCTTCGCCAGTGCGTACGCTATCGACGTTGTGTTCCTTGCAGTGGTCAAGTAGCGCGGCTTTGACCGCTGCCATCTTGTCTTTGAGCGCCTTCTCTTGCGCTTCGTAGTCGTGCCGCATCTGGGTCATGGCGGCGTTCATCTTCAGGTACACCCGCACCAACTTCTCTACGGGGACCTTCTCGGCTGTATCAGGTTCGTCGGTCATCTCATTCTCCAGTTGTTGAGACCTACAGTATAGTGATGTCCATTGCGTTATGCAAGTAGGTCTTTGTAAAGGTCAACGATTTTTGTGTGGACATCAATTTTATTATCTAATAAGTTGTAAATGTGTCTTTCTACACCGGAGCCAGCCAACTGAACCACTGTTGAAGGGTGGTGTTGCCCGCTGCGGTGCACCCGGGCGTTGGCTTGGGCGTAGGTCTCAAGGCTACTTGTCGGCCCCCACCACACGACCGTATTCGCCGCTGTCAGGGTCACGCCATGAGCCGCCGCCTGTGGTTGGATGACTAGCACCCGGGGGTCCGGGGTCTCTTGGAACCGCTTGAAGATGTCGGTGCGCTTGGCTGCGGATACGTCGCCGCTGATCACCTCGGTGGCTATGCCCTCGGCGTTGAGCCGCTCAGACAGAATCCCGATGACGTGCTTGAACGGCACAAAGACCAACACCTTCTGGCTTGCCTCGTCAATCACCTCACGCAGCACGGCGTACCGTTTGCTGATGTCGAACTCAAGCACCTCGCCCGTGTCGGAATAGACCGCGCCGCATGCGATTTGCAACAACTTGTTCATGTTGACGGCAGCGTTGACTGACGTGATCTCTTCGCCGCCCGCCTGCATCACCATCTTGGTCTTGAGCAGCCCGTAGTACTTCTCCTGCTGCTTGGTCAACTCCACCGTGCGCCGCACGTAGGTCATCTCTGGCAGGTCTAGGCACTCGTCCTTGGTGTATCGGATGGCGGGTTGCAGGGATTGGTAGACCGTCTGCATGGCGGTGTGCTTGGGAATCCAACGGAAGTTGGAGACCTTGGTCATCACCATGTCCTTGAACGATGTGAAGTAGCGGGGCACGCCGTCCGGGTTCACAAGTTTGGCGATGCCGTAGGCGTCAAGCGGCGACTGCGCAGCGGGGGTTCCGGTCAGCATCCACAGCCATGTGTCCGGCTTGAGCAGGGAGTGCAGCACCTTCCACCGTTTGGTCTGCGCGTTCTTGTATGCGTTGGCTTCATCGACAAC